CAGAGACCAGCCCTTCCCGTAGTCGAGGTCGGACTCATGCTCGATCTTGAATTTGGTGCAGATGTACTCGCTGCACATCCGATAGGCGTTGTCGATGGTGTCGATAATGATTGTCTTGAACGGGTGTTTGCCTTCGGCGATATCTCCGCAGGCGGCAAGCAGTTCGTCCCATGACCGGATCGGAACCTGGTACACATCCAAGGCATTCAGCCCCGGCTCGGTGGCCAAAAAAACGGCCCCCGGCGCTTGGGAGGCGAAGGTTGACTTTCCGATCTTCGATGGGCCGTAGAGCAGAATTGAAATGTCGCTGAGTGAGCGCCTCGGTGGTGTTTTTGCGGTCGGCAGTGGCATGGTATTTCTTCTCCTTTCTATTTAGAAAATTGGTTTCTCGGCCTCGGCGTCGTCGTACAGTTCCGTGTGCGGCGCTTCGTGCCGGTACAGGTTCTCAATGACATTGGGACTGCCGCCCGAGCGGCAGAGCGGGAAGTAGGGGCAGGGCCGGTTATAGTGGAAACAAAAGGCGGTGTTGCGGTAAAAGACGCCGCGTCTCCGCGCGTCCAGAAAATTCTGGGTCAGTTCCCAGAGTTCGGCTCGAAGCGTGTCGAACTGGTCGCGCGAGATGTAGAGCATCTCACGGTGGAACATGCCCGGCTCGGCATATTTGGCGGCCAGTCGTTCCTGGAATGAGTCATCGCTTTCCGGGAGCTTGCGCTTGGCGCTGGTTTTCCCGGTTTTCGATTTTGCGATCAGTGCTGCCCGGCGCTCCTCGAATTCCGCCTCTGTCTCGCCTTGGCCTTGCTGAAGGCGAGCTTTGACTAGAATGTTATAAATCACTCCTGCGATTCGAAAGCCAAGCGTCTGTTCGATGTATAAACTATATAACTGAACCTGGAAATCAGTCCACAGCCTTTCGAGATAACCGGAGTCGATGAGCGAGGCGGTCTTGTGTTCTAACAGAAAGAACTCTAAACCGATCCGGACAATGCCGTCGACTTTCCCTGCCATGACGAAGCTCCGGGATGAAGCGCCGGTGGCAGGATTGATGATTTTCCCTTCGAAGGTTTTCTCTAGGTATGAGACTTCGAACTCCTTGGTTGGGTAGCGTGCGGCGTAGCCCTTCATCATGGCCGTGGCCATGTGCCAAGCTCGCTTTTGGGCCTCGTCCTGGTTTCGATCCTGGAAAGTGTAGTCCCGGTCGATAAGGTCGAGGGCCGCTTGCAGATTTCCGGTGCCGTGCCAGAGTTCGAGGCATTGATGGATTACCGTCCCGAACGCCAGGTTGTGATCATGCTCCAGTGGAACCAATTCGCGGATGTACCGCCATTCACAAGCCTTTCGGCAGTTGCGGAAGAGGTTTAACATAGAATAAGTGACAACCTTTTTTTTGCCCATTTTTTGGCCTCCTTTCACAACCTCAGCCCGAGAAAGTAGCCGATTAAAAAGAAAAATATCGGTTTTACGCTCCACTTAAACAGGGCAAGGGCCGCGGATTCCACCTTTCCCGGATCGCTCGGGAGAATCAACCTTGTTCTGACTGGTTTCGCCTGAGGCCGCGCAAACACGCGGAGTTCGGGGCCTTTTGCTAGTTTCGAATCAGTCATTTTTTACCTCCTTCTCCTTCTTCCCACCCTTCCGGCTTGTTAGCCTCGAAGAGACTGTATAGCTGGTCGAAAATTTCCTTCCAGACCCGCTTTTTGACTCGTTTTATTTCCAGTTCGAGTTGATCTTCTAAGCGTTTTTCGGCTCCGGCAATTATTATAACTAGTTGGTCGTGGACTAGGTTTTTTCCCCCCGCTGGGGCATTCACAACAACAACTTTGTAATCATCAACTTTCCAATCTTCTAACAGCGCCTCGTATGCGTCTTTCAACTCCTCGGCGAAATACCAGGCGTTTTCGGATACTTTTTCCGGATCACCACTCCCCGGCGGTTGGGGATCGAACACCTGGTCAATGACACGTACCACTATTTCGAGTTCGTCGCCGTCTTTGACTGATTCGGTATTAGTCAAACTTTTTTTCTTTTTTTCTTCGAAGTCGATGACATTTTTGTCGTTCATTTTGGGTTTTCTCCTTTTCGGGCTTGTTTCTCCGTGTTTCTCCGTGTTTTCCCGTGTTTCTCCGTGTTTCTCCGTGTTTCGTTGCGTCTTGTAGCTTTAACCTGGTTTTATACCTCCTTTCTCCTTGTTTCTTATTGCTTGACGTACTGCCGCAACGACCACTCAGCAATCAGAATCGCGTCGACTCGACCGTTTTTTACTCCTCCCCTCGGGCCGATTAACTGGTTATAGGCACTGGGGAATAAGGCAATCGCCGCCCTCAACCGCGCCTCGGCCTTCGCTTTTTTATCACCTCCTTTGGGGATTCCTTTCTGCCAGATATTGGGCCGAACTGTTTTGTAAGGGATTTGCAAGGACGCCAGCTCTCCGAGCCATATCCCGAAGTTTTTGCCAAAAGAAAAAGCACTAACTCGGCCGTCTGAAGGCATGGACGAAACCTGTTCGATACACGCCAGGACACGGCCCCTTGCGGCGGTGACTTTTCTAATGATTTGGTACACTTCCGCCGGTGAGTCGGAGGGCGGCCAGTCGTAGAGACTCAGCAGTTCGCGGTTGCTGTCGATTGCCGCAATCGCCCCTTTTTTCCCGGGGTCGATACCGAGATATAGTGTGTCTGTGCCCTGCGCCATTTTTATCACTCCTTCCCCATTTGTTCGATTAACTGGGTTATTATCGAATCCTCCGAGGCCACCGCCTCCCCGTCGAGAACTTTGCCGACAGTTTGCCGCTTTTTGTCCAACAGCGAGGCGATTTTCTCTTCGATTGTGTTTTGTCCTAGTAGATACCAGATAGTCGCAGCACCTTTTTGTCCTATTCTGTGAATCCGATCTTCCGCCTGGTCGAGTTCCGCCGGTGTCCACCCAAGCTGCGCGAAGGCAAGATTTGTCGCCGCAGTTAGAGTAATTCCAACTCCCGCCGCCTGTAGATTCCCGACAAGGAGTCGGCACTCGGGATCGCCCTGGAACCGGTCGATCGCGGTCTGTTTTTCCTCGGGCGGAGTATCACCGGACAAAACAACCGAAAGGGAAGTGAATTTGCTACTTAGTTCTCGGACAAACGCCTTGTGGGTGCCCAGTAAAACCAGCTTTTCGCCGGAATTGAGAAAATCCTCGACCCAACAAATAATATGTCTTATTTTTCCCTCCAAAACAAGTTGTTTTAATTTTTCAATCTTAACAAGGGCTTGCGCTTTTTTGGCCTTTTCCGCCGCCTCGTCCCCGCTTTGGTTCCTGATCCAGGAGATAATATCTTTTTTGGCGGAGTTGTACTTGTTCCGATTACTGATTTGAATCGGTACAACAACTCGGGTTTTCGGCGGTAGGTCGCTCAGCACTTCCGATTTTTTGCGGCGCAACATAATTGTCGAGGTCAACTTTTTGTGGAGTTCTGCGGTGTTCGAGGCCCCGGAAAAATCCCACCCGAAGCGTGTTTTTTTCGCATCGCAATATCTTTTAAGGTAATAAAACTTGTTTTTGAATAATTCGGGTTTTACTAGGTTGATAGTTGTGAGAAACTCCTCGGGCTTTGAGGTAATCGGGGTTCCTGATAGTGCGATAACTGATTTTACCGATGGGGTTCGGCCAAGGCTCAGCACGGCTTTTGATCTTGCCCGCTTGCGGTTCTTTATATAGTGGGATTCGTCAACAACCAGCGCCGCCGGTTGTAAATCTATCAACTCATGGATCCTGCCCGGGATTGTCCGCCGGGATCCACCGCGAGTTGAGACCGAATCGGGGAGGATGTCATAGTTTACAACATAGTAATCGATGCGAAGCCCCGGCTGCGGCGGGTTCGCGTGGTTTGTCTCATTTCCGTTATTTGTCGACCTACCGCTTAAAATGCGGACATTCTCCCTGGTTCCGGTGTATTTTTCGATCTCTCTCGCCCAGGCTTCTTTCAGCGCCGCCGGGACAACTATCACAACCGGCCGGATGTCCGGCCGCTGATCCAGCCAGGCGATTACCTGCCGAGTTTTGCCTAGCCCCGGCTCGTCGGCCAGCAAAGCCCGCCCGTTTTTGGCCTCGAAAAAAGCGACGCCGGACATTTGGTAGGGGTATATGTTGTTTTCAGTCATTTTTTTTGGATATTCGATTCAAAGTTCCTGATCGCCTCGTCCACCCTTTTTGAAGGTTTCATACCTCTTGCGATTGTGTACAGGTAGGAATAGCTAATCCCTATCTCGCGAGCAACTGCGGCGAGTGGTATCCCCTGCCGCCGGTACCGCTCAAGCACCGGGTGTTGGTATTTAATTCTTTTGATCTCCACTTTTTTTGCCTCCTTTGTTATTTAGTAACGCCCGGCGGTTTTTTTCGCGCTTGCGGTGGCACGCCGAGCAAATAGTCGATCTCCCGTCCGTTCTCTTATTGTCCTTTCTAAAAGCGGAAAGCGGTAGTAATCCCAAACATCTTGAGCACGTTTTTTTTATTTTGTCTTCTTCCCTCCTGCACGCAACGCACGAGTTATCGAACCCGTCCTTAAAGTGTCCGTTCGCGCCGAAAGCAGTCAAAGGGAGGCTTCGCTCACAGCGCGAGCAGACCTTTTGTCTAACTCCGCGCAGCCGCATATTTTCTCGTATTTTAGCCAGCCGTCTTTTTTTCTCTTCCCGCTCGGCTGCGGTTTTTTGTCTTCTTATCTCTCGCTTGCATCTCTTACAACGGGTTGAGTGCCCTCTCGGTGCCTGTTTGTCGCGGCGGAACCGATCCAAGGGTTTAACCCTCCCGCAGCGGGTACAGCGCTTTTTGCCTAAGCGCTCGCACCCGAAAATAAGACAAGGCAATTCGTCAATCGGTGTCAAATCGCGGCTATCAATCCCATTGGCTATCTTTTCTAAAACCTCTTCAATCAGTTGTACCCGTGAGTCGCATTGTGCCTTCGGGATTTCGGCCGAAGGCGTCGCACCCAGCCCCGCATACGGGCACTCGATCATCTCGACCTGCTGCACAGGCTGCTTTGCATCCATCGGCATAGCCATCCCGGGCACATCGAACGCCGTTCCGTAGTAAGTAGAAAAGCTAGTATTATCTTTCAATCCCTGCCTCCTCCTCCCTTGGTATCTGTGCCCAGCCGAAAATATCGCCGCCGCGCGAATTCGCGCCGCTTTCCCTTATTCCAATTAGACAGCGGGCTATAGTACCCCACCACCCGGGAATAAACCACCGTGTTTTCGCCGGCTTCCTCAGAATCCCCATCGTCGAGTTCAGTGCACCGGCGGCACTTTACCTGCCAGCCTCCGCCCCCGTGTGGAGCGGCGGTCAATCGCTGATCAGCGGTGCGATCCCACCGCAGCACCCCGCGCGAGGTTCTCAGGTCGCAAGGGTTGCCGGCCTCGTCGAAAATAAGCGCGACTGCGAATAGAGTCGGTTTCTCGCAGGCCACACAGGGCAATTTAAAGGTCACCACAGGGGATTCGGACTTTTTGAAAATCTCCTCCAACCGGTTTGTTCTTGCTGTTGTTGTCTCCGCCACTCTTTTTAATCCTTTCTATTTTATTCTGGCAATCGAACCCACCGGCAGTCACCGCAGCGATACCGTGTCTCCCTTTCCTCCGAACCCTTCGGGAACCGGGTTATTACCCAGAAGGAATCGCCGGGGCGAAGCGATTTGCGGCAAACCGGACAGGCAAGTTTTTTGCGCCGCCCGCGCCGGATCTTGAATTCGCAGTGGTGTTCTTCCGATCTTCCGCCTAAAGTTTGTTTTGTATTTTTGAGCACTTACCAATATATAACTGTTACCAGCCAAAATTTAGGGTGTCAACAAAAAATTAAAACTTATTGTAAAGGTTACTGTCAGGCTTCGCTTTTTGCCTCCGGCAGGAGCGCCTCTATAATAAGGTGTCCTACATTATAGCTACAAAACAGCTGTCACGCTTTAAACAACTGATATTTCTCAAAATATACGTTAAACTCTAAAAACTTTTTATAAATAAATTTTAAGGTAGCCCAAAAAGTGACTTTTTGCGTAAAATTTTACAAAATTTGTCAAGCCATTGTTCACCGATTGAACGCTTAAAAGTCGCGCCATTATTGGCTTCCAAGATTCGCAAAATTGCGAAACCCGCAAAGCCGCGTGGTTGAGCGGTCGAAAATTGTCACCAAATTTTGTCAAATAGCGAAAATTGCCAATTTTTGCAGGTCTCCAAAATCGCCGCGAACCTGCGCCTATCAATGGTTCGCCTATTTTTTTTGATAATTTAGGCGGTTTGGCACGGGAAATGCTTCTATTATAGGCAACTTTCAACGCCGGGGCAATCAAGCCCGGCAAACACCAAAAAGGAGAAAGACAGATGAAAAACCAAGAGGACACAATGACAGTAGCTGGAGACTTCAGAGATTTCGAAAGCGGCGATTTCTTTATATCGGTAGCCGAGGGCTACCGAGTAATGCCGCAAAGATTCATCTGCAGGTTGCCATCGAAATCCGGGAAGATTCGGCCCCTGACCGGGGCCGAAAAGTCGGAAATTGTTAAGGAGGTGGTCTTCCTTGCTTGTACTGGGAGGCGATGGACGTTCCCCGATGGGTCACCCCGCAGGTGGAATATAAACTTCCATTTTCCCGGGGAAGCCCCAAGAAAACCGACGACAGACGAGGTCAGAGAGGCCCTCCAATAGACGACCACTAACAGAACAACGCCGGGGCAGCCCAGCCCCGGCAAAGCCAAAAGGAGAAAAAAAATGGTCAGCTACGAAAAAGTCGCAGAAAAACTGGAAGAAAAATTCGGGCCCAAAATCGTCGGGCCTGTGGAATCAATCGTAATGGCTAAAAGAAACAGCTGGTCAGTACGGGTCTACGACGACGTAGCTGACGTCGTCGTTCGCCTGGAAGATCTTGAAAGAGTACTCGACGAGGTCGCAGCTGGCGATCTCGAAACGTTTTGGCGAGAGATCGGGCCAGAACTCGACGACGACGCAGACGACGACGAATAAACAGCCCAACAGCCGGGGCTTCGAGCAACAGCCCCGGCAAAACAAAGAAAGGAACACGGAATGTTAAACAAACGATACAAAACGGTAAAGCAGCTATTAAAAAATCGGCCAGATCATTCCAGATGCTGGCCACACTTTGAAACCGCTTTGGCGCCTAACGAAAAAGAAGGGTACTATTGGAGGGAGTACCCATGCGCCCGTAAATTTGCTTTCAATATAGGACGGGATGCTTCGCTGGGTAGCAAACAGATGTTGCGGTTTCTTAGAAGTTTCCCGTTTTTCGAGGATGAATGAATGCACAGCCGGGGCTGGTGGGCGGTTGCTCAGCCTCGGCGGGGACAAACCAAGAAAGGAGAAAAGAAAATGGTTTTGGTCAAAGATCGTCACGGGTATTTAAGGTGGGAAGACGAACCGCTTTGTGGAACCGGGGAATATATTTTTTGGGCCCCCGGACATCCTGAACCGGAACCGTCGGAGGAAGAAGTTGCCCGGTGGAATTTATACCGGGCCTGGGATCTGACAGGAGATGTCAGGTTCTTAGACCAGATTGACGAGATGGAAATTTAAAGAAGTCGAATCTGGTCAAAGAACCGGCCGCCGGGGCTGGGCGGTTGCTCAGTCCCGGCAAACACCAAAAACAAAAAGGAGGAAAGATGGAGAACGAATGGAAAGACCCGGTCTCCGGCATCGAGTTTGTTTACGTCCCTGGCGGGACGTTTGAAATGGGCGATGTATTCGGCGACGGTTTTGGTTTTGGTCATGAAAAACCGGTGCACACGGTGACGGTGCCGGATTTCTACATCGCGAAATACCTCGTTACTCAGGGACAATTCGCCGCCGTGATGAAAGAGAATCCATCGCATTTTAAAAATGGAAACGATTACCCGGTAGAGAACGTTTCCTGGAATGATTCCAAAGTGTTTATCGAAAAGCTGAATAAAAAAACCGGCGGTGAAATCGGTTTTCGGTTGCCGTCGGAGGCCGAGTGGGAGTATGCGGCACGGAGCGGGGGGAAAAAAGAAAGATACGCCGGGGGCGATGATATCGACAAACTCGCTTGGTATAACGGCAACAGCGGTGGCTCGACCCATCCGGTGGGGATAAAGCAGCCCAACGGCCTTGGCGTATACGACATGAGCGGAAACGTGTACGAGTGGGTGGAGGATGATTATCAAGGGGATTACACCTGGGCCCCGGCCGACGGCTCCGCATGGGTGGATTCACCCTGCAACTTGTTCCGTGTTCTTCGGGGCGGTAGCTGGGATTTCATCGCCCGGTGTTGCCGGTCGGCGTTCCGGATATCTGTTCTTTCAAATAGACAATATAACTCAATAGGGTTCCGGCTGGCAGCAAGTCAGTAAAAAAAACAACCGCCGGGGCTGGGCGGTTGCTCAGCCTCGGCGGGAACAAACCAAGAAAGGGGTAAAAAGATGAAATATAGCGAACTACTTGATTTAGGCGCGGACGAGTATAGAGTCGGAGGGACAAGAGTATACTTCGACCAGATAAACATATACCTTCCGGGTGAAGACTCCGGGCCGGAATTTATCGCGGTACCGTGCCGAGAGGCAAGGGAGGTGATACTGCGTGAAGCGAGCATCCCGGAAGTGTCGAAACTTCCGGAAAGATTGTATTCTTTGCTTCTCCGGCCCCCAGTAGATAGGGGGTTTGAAGATCTCCAGGTGCTGCTCCGGAACAAGTATATTGACTTCGGAGATATTGAAAAGGCGGCGGCGACTCTCGCCGCTTTTGACACCGATGACGGGGAGATTGCCGAATGGTTTGAAAATAGGCTCAGGTGTAAAGTGTCGATTCACCGGGTCAGGATGGCGTTCTTCCGGTCGAGGAAGTGGTCGATATCCCATCCTGACTATAGTAATTTTAAAGCGGGGTTGAGAACAGGGCTAAATATTTTTTTAGCCCAAGACAGAAAAACAAAAGAAATCCCCTCCGCCCACGCAGAATGGAAAACGACGGAGGGTATTATTAAACGGTTCGACTCTTAATCACAACCCGGACTGTTCCGCACCACGCGGGGCGGTTCGGGTTTTTATATCCTCCAAACCGGCTGGCCAAACTTTCGGCGATCCCTGTGTCGCAGCGGTTCGGCTGGCTGGAAAGATTTGAATCGAAAGTCGAAAGGGAAAAAGATGATGGCTCCAATTAAAAAAAACGAATGGCTAGGCCCGGCCTCCGGAATCGAGTTTGTGTTCGTCCCCGGCGGGACTTTTGAAATGGGCGATGTATTTGACGACGATGACGGTTTTGATGATGAAAAACCCGTTCACACGGTGACGGTGCCGGGTTTTTACATCGGAAAATATCCCGTTACTCAGGGACAATTTGCCGCCGTGATGGGGGAAAACCCCTCGTATTTTAAAAAGGGAAATGAATACCCGGTGGAAAGCGTTTCCTGGGAGCATGCCAAGGCATTTGTTATGACTTTGAACGAAAAAACCGGCGGTGAAATCGGTTTTCGGTTGCCGTCGGAGGCGGAATGGGAGTATGCGGCACGGAGCGGGGGGAAAAAAGAAAGATACGCCGGGGGCGATGATATCGACAAACTCGCTTGGTATAAAGACAACAGCGAGTGGACGACGCATCCGGTGGGGGAGAAGGAACCAAACGGCCTCGGCATTTACGACATGAGCGGAAATGTGTGGGAATGGGTCGAGGACGATTATCAAGGGGATTACACCGGAGCGCCAACCGACGGGTCTGCATGGGTGGATTCACCCGGCCGCGGCTCAAACCGAGTTCTCCGGGGCGGTAGCTGGAACAGCCAAGCCCGGTTTTGCCGGACGTCGTACCGGGACTTCAACTCGCAATATTTATGGTATGAGATCCACGGCTTTCGGTTGGCTTGTTCTTTGGGGCAATAAAAAAACATAGGAGGAAAGAAAATGGCATGGAAAGACCCGGTCTCCGGAATCGAGTTTGTTTACGTCCCCGGCGGTACTTTTGAAATGGGCGATGTAATCGGTGGTGGTTTTGGTCATGAGAAACCCGTGCACAAGGTGACGGTACTTAATTTCTACATCGCGAAATACCCCGTTACCCAAAGGCAATACTACTCCGTGATGAAAGAGAATCCATCGCATTTTAAAAAGGGAAACGAATACCCGGTGGAAAACGTTACTTGGAACGAGGCCAAAGCGTTTATCAAGAAGTTGAACGAAAAAACCGGCGGTGAAATCGGTTTTCGGTTGCCGTCGGAGGCCGAGTGGGAGTACGCGGCCCGGAGCGGTGGGAAGCGTGAGAAATACTGCGGGGGGGATGATATCGACAAACTCGCTTGGTATAAAGACAACAGCGGTGGCTCGACCCATCCGGTGGGGGAAAAGGAACCAAACGGACTCGGCATTTACGACATGAGCGGAAACGTGTGGGAGTGGTGCGCGGATTGGTACGGCGATTACCCATTGGGTTCGGTGACCGATCCGACTGGACCTTCTGGCGGCTCGCTCCGTGTTCTTCGGGGCGGCAGCTGGAACAGTTTCGCCCAGTCATGCCGGTCGGCGGCCCGGAATGGCTTCTCGCCGGACAGCCGGGGCTTAGAGCACGTCGGCTTTCGGCTGGCTTGTCCTTCGGGTCAATAAAAAATAAAGCAAGAAAGGAGTTAGGCAAATGGACAACAAAACCAAAAAACGACGACTGGCCGCACGGGAGGTTTTGAACCTGCCAGACCTGCGGGAAGACCTCCGCCAGGGGTTGGAGGACTCGGATAACTGGGAAGCCGCGCTCGCGGAATATGCGCGGCTGTTTGTTAAGGTTGACTACAGGTTGCTAAGTAAGGCAACCTTAAACACACTCGA